CTGTTCTTGAGGACAATGACAGCGCAGAGATCGTGGGTTTTACAGCTACGCCTAACCGTGGCGATGGCAAAGGTTTGCGGTCTGTATTCAATAATTGCGCACATCAGATTGAATTAGCAACTTTAATTCGTGAAGGATTTTTAGTGCGCCCTAAATCATTCGTGATTGATCTTGGCGTTGGCGAGCAACTTGATAACGTCACTAAGCGCGGCAAAGAATACGATATGGAAGAAGTTGCGGCTATCATGGATCGACAGGTGATTAATGATAGGATCGTATCTGAGTGGAAAGCCAAAGCATCTGGAAGAAAAACTGTTGTGTTTTGCTCTACAGTCTCACATGCCGAACATGTTTGTGACTCGTTTATAAACTCTGGTGTTAAAGCAAACTTTGTCACTGGAGAGACAGACAAAGACGAACGCGCACAGATGTTACATGATTTAGAGTTTGGCGACTTACAAGTAATCGTAAACGTTGCCGTGCTTACAGAAGGGTTTGATGCTCCACCAGTATCTTGCGTGATCTTAACCAGACCATGCTCACAAAAAGGCACAATGGTTCAGATGATAGGCAGGGGTCTAAGAATACTCGATCCAGAGCTATATCCAAATACTATTAAGACAGACTGTATCGTCATGGATTTCGGCACATCTATCATTACGCATGGTGGGTTGGACGAAACAGCTAACTTAGATGGCGCGCACAAGACTGAGGGTGGCGAAGCTCCTACCAAGATATGTCCTGATTGTGGAAGTGAAGTATCTGCAAATACGCGCATATGTCCTATCTGTGAGCATGAGTTCCAGAAAAAAGTTAAAGAAGCATTAGATAGTTTCATTATGACTGAGTATGACCTGATGAAGTTATCTCCGTTTATGTGGATTGATCCATTTGGGAACGGAAATGCTATGATGGCTATGGGCTTCAGTGGGTTTACTTTGGTAGGTAATATCGGAAAATACTGGATAGCTATCGTGAAGGCTCAGAATGGGCGTCCTAGAGTGGTTTCTATCGGTGAGAAGGTACAAGCGATGGCGGCAGGCGATGATTTTCTTCGTGAGATCGAAGACAGCAACGCGGCTAACAAAACCCCGCGTTGGTTAAATCAAGCAGCTACCGACAAACAGAAAGAGCATTTACGCAGAAATGGCGTACAAATCAGTGCGATTGATTTCTCTTGGACAAAGTATAAGGCAGGATGTTGCTTAGGGTACTATTGGAATAAGCAAAAGATTGATAAGATAATTTCAGAACAAGTTAAAAAATTAACAGGGACTGAATAGATGCCAAGATTTGAAATGTATCTTATGCTTGCTGAAAAAGAAGATGATAAAGTTGAGACTTGTGAATACGAGATGATTTGTTGGGTTAAAGACTCAACTAACATGGAAGAAATAAAAGCTTCTGCGAATGAAAAAATCAACGATCACATTGAAGAGGCCAAGAGTATTGTCCTGTTTGGCACCGCAAGTATTAGAGTTAAAGGTGAAGAAGTTATAAACATTGGGTTTAGAAACAGCGAAATAAATCCTGATGACATTGATGATGTCATAGATTTGTTCGACTTAAATGAGGAGACAGTACATTGACAGCAGCAAGTAATGCACCATCAGCACTACCGCCAATGAAAGAGTTGGCGTTCGTATTAGGTAAGTATGGTTGGGATAAGAGGTTTTGTGACCTCACAGAAGAAGAAGTACAAACACTAATATTTGCAATACAGGAATCAACACCTCTAACTAAGGAGATAAACATTGGGAAACTCGAAGAAATCTACTATAAGTCAACAGGCGCTTGGCCTTCTACTTCAATCCCATTCTAATGAAAATCCTGTAGCAGATAGTATTACTAAGGTCGTAGATGATGCGATTGTTGCGAATGAAGAAAAAAGGGAGAGACGCAAGTATATCGGTGCTTCTAGCATTGGTGATGAGTGTCAGCGTAAAATACAATATCGCTATTTAAACTATGCGATTGATAAAGATAAAGCATTTAGCGCAAGAACTTTGCGTATCTTTCAGTTCGGTCATGAGATAGAAGAGTATGCTTCTAAGTGGTTAAAAGATGCAGGGTTTGATTTACGCACAGAACAAAAAGATGGAAAGCAGTTTGGTTTTTCTATAGCGGATGGAGAGATTCGCGGTCATATAGATGGCGTAATATGTGATGGTCCTGTTGAAATGGGCTACCCTGCTCTTTGGGAATGTAAGTCAGCAAATGATAGCAAGTTTAAGGCGTTTGTTCGTCATGGTGTAGCCAAGGCTAACCCAGTGTATGCTACGCAACTTGCATTATACCAGACCTATATGGAGCTTTATGAACATCCTGCGTTGTTTACTGTTATCAATAAAAACACGTCTGAAATATACTATGAGCTTGTACCTTATGATAAAAGGTTGGCTCAAGAGGCAAGCGACAAGGCAGTGAATATCTTGACTGCGGCGAAAGCAGGTGACATTCTACCTCGTATTGCTCACACCAAAGATTTTTTTCTTTGTAAGTTTTGTGAGTTTAGGGAAACTTGTTGGGGAGCAGATCAATGAATATACTGAGCGTTGGCAAGTCACCTAAAGATGTAGCCGAGCGTATTTCGAGAGAAGTGCCTCGTAGCGTACAGCTACAAACATTGATAGATACATATCCAGAAGGCGTTCAAAGGGGTAAAGAATTTTATATTGGATCTCTTCGTGGTGAGGCAGGAAAGTCTATGGTTATTAACATAGACATGCAAAGTCCTTGGTTTCTTAACGGGAAAGATTTCGAATCAGGTGAAGGTGTCGGGGGCATATGCAAGATATTTAAAGAAGGTCGGGGCTATTCACTAGCTGAATGCGTTGAATACTTTAAAGAATACATAAGCCCAGACTACGTTGCCCCGCCAGAAAACATTGTTAAGCCGAACAATCCGTCAAACTTTGCAGTTACAACTGCGCAGCAGGGATTTCCACAGCAACAAAAGAGCATGAGCATCAACTCAAGCACAGATTTTGAGGATGAATACAACTATACCGACGAAAATGGCATAGTTATTGTATCAGTTCGTAAGTATTTTGAGAAAAATGTAGAAGGTGAATTGGTACTTGACGCATCTGGTAAGCCTAAAAAGCAGTTTCGTCAGTTTATGGAAGGTCGCCAAGGCATTCCAGAACCTAGACCTCTATACAATATCCCGAACATTTTGGATTCAGACAAAGTTATTTGGGTTGAAGGTGAGAAATGTGCTGATGCGCTTACATCTCTTGGGTATGTAGCAACTTGCACAATTGGCGGTGCTGGTATGTTGTCAGAAAACACAGCATATAAGTTTGATTTCACGCCGCTAAAAGGTAAAGAGCTAATACTTTGGCCTGATAATGACGCCGCAGGCAAGAAGCTTGCATCTATTGTTGAAGCTCAAGCGAAAGAAGCGGGCGTAAAGTCCACAATGATTCTTAAAATACCTACTACTAAGTCTGAAAAGTGGGATGCCGCTGATGCCGTTGAAGAGGGCTTTAACATTGAGAAGATGCTCAAGAAGAATGAGAGAAGTGTAAAGAAACCAATTAACTTACTTGATGAAAGCCTGTTAGTTGACCAATACTTTATCGGGTCAGTGCCTGAGCAGAAGTTTCTCATTGGTGATACAATACCTCTTGGAGTTCCATGCGTATTTGCGGCGGCAGGAGATAGCGGTAAAGGCATGATGACACTTGATTTAGCCATGAAGGTTGCGTCAGGTACATCTATGCAGTCTGCTTTTGGTGGTTTAGTTGCAGAACACGGCGATGTCATATTAATTACAGCAGAAGATGACAAAGACGAAATGCACAGACGTATTTCTCGTCTTGACCCTCAAAGACATAGAGAAGTTTACAGCCATAAACTGCGCGTCTTACCATTGCCAAACCTTGGTGGTGTCTTTCCTATCATGCAGAAGTTCGACAATACATACTTGATGGGTGAAGAGTTCTCGCGGATTTATGATCAGATGCTAGAGATGGAAACGTTAAAGCTAATCGTAATTGACCCTATGGCCTCGTTTGTTCACGCAGATGTAAACGCTGATCCGGCGGCAGGGGCTGCATTCATGAGTTTACTTGCACAGATGGCTACTGAAACTGGTGCTACTGTTATGGTTAATCACCATATGGCAAAGATCAAAGACAACGATCCAGTCACAACACCAGAACAAGCGCGTAGTCTTATTCGTGGTACTTCTGCTATTGTTGATGGCGTTCGGTCTGCATTTGCGGTCTGGTCTGTCGATGAAGGCACAGGAAAACAACGCTGTCGTGATCTTAATGTAGAATATACGCGTAATGGTGTATTTGATGGAGCTGTCGTTAAGTCAAATGGTCCTGCAAATCGAGATATTAGACATTTTATCCGTAATCCAAATACAGGTTTGCTTGAAGATAGATCACAAGACATAAGGTCTATAACGATGTCACAATCTGTTCGGGATAGACTAGCGCATATTGTTGAGTTTGTTAGAATTAGAGAATTAGATGGTCGTGCCGTTACACATGGTGGTGTCAATAGTGGTATATTCCATGCTATTCGTGAGTCGGAAGCTATTGAGCCTTGTGTAGTTTATTTGAAAAATGCAGGCCGTGAAACAACTATCAAGAAAGCCGTTACTGAAGCTCTCGCTATGGGAATGATACGAAAGTATGCCCTATCAACAGGTGGTGATGAGAGGTGGCTTGGCGTTATGGATGGATCACTCGCTAGAGGTGAGTATGAGCGTCAAACAGGTCGAGATAACATTTGACAATCATGGGAAAATATGGCAATAATCCCATCTTTAAGGAGAAATAAAATGATTCACATTTTTAAAGATAAGAAACCCACATTGGAAGAGGCACAGTCTCTTGTAGATGGGTATGTTGAAATGGTTCGTTCACCTATTCATGGAGATATTCAGATTCTCGTCAATGAAGAAGGGTTATTGAAAGGGCTAGATTATAATAAGGAAGCATCTGAAACTTATGGGACGGGCATTGTAGGCAATGCAGTTGTCCTTAAAGGCGATGCTAGGTGGGACTAATGGATAAAATTCCACAAAAAGTTGTTGATAAGTATCAAGATGTATATAAGCAGTTTTGGGAAATTCAAATGAAGAAAGATCGCAAAGCTAACCCAAAGCTTGATTCAATATCGCCTAACTATAAAAAAAGAAGAGCATCGTTTCACATTGTTAAAGATGAAAGCAGTGAAAAAGAACCAAAAGCCCTTACAAAGCAAGCAACTACAATTAATATGTTGTTGCTTCGGGGCTTCGGGATTAAAGAAATATCAGCAGTTATACATACTTCTGAGAAAGCAATCGTAAAGATTAAAGATAAATACGAGCTGCCAAGAGAAAATTAATAGAATTGCTGCGCTGGCTGCTGTCCATAACCTGAGAAATTGTTCGAGTTACCATACTGCTGCGGCTGGTACGGGTTTGACATCGGGGCAAAACTACTCTGACCACCATAACCTTGACTCATTCCGTACCCGCCGTATTGTTGCGGCTGGGGATAAGGCTGTTGATAAGGACTTTGCTGGTATCCGCCACCTTGCATTCCGTATTGCTGGTAAGGTGATTGCATTGGCTGCTGCCCATAACCCGAATAATTCATAGGCTGCTGCATTCCATAATTCTGCTGCGGGCGCTGCATACCATAACCCGAATAATTCATCATTGGCTGCGGGCGCTGCATACCACCATAACCCGAATAATTCATTGGCTGCTGGGGCCTGAACATTCCGAATCCACCCATAATACCTTGAGGTCTTTGCGGAAATTGAGGTCTTTGAGGAAATCCACCAAACATTCCCATGCCCGTAGGTCTTTGACCGCCAATACCCATACCCATGTTCGGGTTACGATACTGCTGAGTCGCTTGGTACGTTTGATTTGCACCATAACTTCCTACTAAATTTTTTTGAGCTTGAGTTAATCCACCCATAAACTCATCAAAAGCGGATTGATCAAACTTAGGTCCAGTATAATTAGGATTCATTGGATTGTTTGGGAGATGCGAACCACTGTGTGGTGGCCTTCTTGGACTGAAATCAGGTTGAGGTTGATTAGTTTTAAGAGGTGGTTGACCAGAAAATGAAGCCATAGAATTTTTACGCTCATCTCTATACTCTTCAAAAGTTTGATTTTCAGTCGGCAAAACAACACGACCCATAAATCCGTTGGCTCTTTGATCTGCGGCTTCTTTCTTTAGCCTATCATATTCTCGCCTTACTGGATCAGAAGAAGGAAAAATAGGTTGGCTAAATAAATTAGGTCTAAGATTTCCACCACTAGGTAAAAGGCCACCAAATTTATCTCTATTATTTTTATATTCTTCAAAGGTTTGACCTTCGGTTGGCAAAACAACTTGCCCCATAAAGCCTCCGGCTCTTCTATCTGCCGCTTCCTTTTTTAACCCCC